AAAGAAAGATGAAAAATGAGTAAGCTACCGAAGCAATATCAATGGCTCGAAAAAGAGCCGGGTCCTAAGATGATTGTCGAAGCTCTGAAGCTGTACGGAACTTTAGAGGCTCCCGGTAAAGCCAACAATCCAGTTATTATGAATTGGGCCAAAGCTCTCAAACTGACCGCTGTTTATTCGCACGATAGCGTTCCGTGGTGCGGGCTTTTCATGGGGTACGTGGCACTGCGCGCAGGAAAACCAATCGCTCAGGCCCCTCTATGGGCGCTCTCGTGGGCTGACGAAGGAACCCGCGTAAAAGTTGCGATGTTGGGTGACATTTTAACTTTTAAACGTAGCGGAGGCGGTCACGTTGGGTTATACGTGGGTGAAGACGCTACGGCTTACCATGTGCTAGGTGGGAACCAATCTGATAAAGTCTGCATTACTCGAATTGCTAAATCTAGACTTTATCAAATCCGCCGCCCCAAATACATCAATCAACCGAAAAATATTCGGGTAATCAAATTAAAAGCAACTGGTTCTCTATCAACTAACGAAAGGTAGCAAAATGGCTGACACTACAACACCCACTTTCACCAATCCACTTCAGAACAACTCTACTGCTGTAGCTGTCATCAGCTATATCGCCGGCATTGCTGCCACAAAGCTTACTTTCTTTGATCTTGCAACATGGAATTACATTTTCATGGCGCTTGGTGGTTTGATCTTTGCTCTTTGGCAGTTCTTCATCACTCGCAAGACTACTGTTGTCGCAACTGCGGCTAATTTGCCGGAAGTCGATAAAATCGAACTCAACCGAACCGCTCCGAACGCTCAAGGTCTTTACGATGCTACACCAGCTAACGTGACGATGAAGTAATGTCACTGTCAGTCATAGCCAATATCGTACTACTCCTGCTGAAAATAATCGACGGCCTTACTAGCTATTTGTATCAGCAAAAGTATCAAGATATTGGCTATGACAAGGCTATGGCTGAAATGACAGCATCGGCTCTTAAAAGGTCTGAGTATGCCAACAAGATCATGGCTAAGATATCCAATCTTGACAATGACGCTGTTGATGACTTCTTGCAGCGCATTGAAGATCAAAGGACAGGAAATAACGCTTAACAGCTTTTGTTCTGAATACAAACAAATCATAAAGCAAAAAGGTGATGCTGCTAGCTTGAAAGGTGTTAACCTGTCTGTCAAGCGAGCTATCGCTGCAAATGAGGAAAATTATGAATGTCAATGCACCGATGGTAACGCTCCTAACTTCTGTTTAGCAAAGTGAGACAGAAATGCCCACATTCGACCTGACGTTTCGCGTTAGCGATGTTCTGCAATTGATAATGTGGGCAGCTTTAGGTGTCGGTTTCTTTATCAACATTCGAGACAAGTTAAATAGTCAAACTCACTCTCTCGATATGCAGAACCTTAAGCTAGATCATTATGGTGACGAACTCAGGAGCTTGAAAAGTTCCATGGGGAACGTCTCAACCGTCATGACAGCTATGGCGGTTCAAAAGGAACGCCTTGAAGGTATTGAAAGCGATGTCCGCGACCTTAAGCACGGTCGCGGGTTTATTCGTGGTGAACATGGGAGCGAGCGCGAGTGGTCTAAGACGCAGAGTTAAAGCCCCTTGCGGGGCTTTTATTGTCACAGATACGCGAAAGCTTCCTGCACTTTGCAGTGATAAGGCTTGCCGGTCAAATCTTCGTTGTTAAACGAATGACCACCAAAGATGATCCATCCGTGCTTGTAGCAATAATCAGCATTGACTGGTTCAGGAGCATTGCGAAAAAGATGCTCAATTGATGCTTTTTGATAGTCTTGATAAAGCTGCTTCGCGAAATTAAGAGCTTCTGCGCGGGTCATTTGCTATCTCCATTGCTGATAGAGCTACTTTATCAAATAGCTCTATCAAGTCAACAGTGATTTTCAACTTTTTCAAATTATTTTATTGTGCAGTGCGTCAATACAGCTTCTCGAAGTCGTATCGATCCTTGATATGAGCTAGGAAATACTTTCCGACGCTATCTGCTTCCTTCATACCTTCATAAACATCCTCTGGAACGTCACTATAGACGTATGTTCCGCCCTTGTTGAAGGTGACTTGCAGCTTGTGTTCTTCCTCGTCATAGCCAAAGCTCGAAAGCAAGCTAGACGACACGTTGTGAGTAGTCATGGTCATTTGAAGTTTCCTTCCAGATATTCTTTCATTTCGATGCGCGCTTCGTAGAGAGCGTTCATAATCTTTTGAAGTTTGGCTTCTCTATCAAGCAAACCGTCAACAAGTTCGTCATCATCAACACTTAGCGAATTTCGCATACTTATACAGCTTGCACTTATGAGAGTAGCCTCAGCGTTGGCTTGCTCAATAGCTCGAATAGCTGTAATAAACTTCGCTCGCATCACCAAAACTCCATCTGTTTAGGTCGTTTAAGATAACCGATGTCATACAAAATATCGTTAGCGGTGTCAACATAATATTTTCGATCTAAATCGTCTGGTATATCTGTGGGCATATCCATACATGGCGTGCAATTGTCAGTCTTTGGAACTTTGTTTCCAGTTGTTACATACCGTAAGCAGTCTTGACTTCTGGTAGAGCTATACCAACGTACCACTTTACCTAAGTAATCGTTCTGGAAAGCTGCACCACCTTTGACATTCCTAACTGTGACAAATCGTGTCAAGTCTTGACAATTCATCACCGTTTCTTCTATCGGCGTTCCTTTACTTAGAAATGCTTTGATCGCGTCTGAGCATATGAGCATGATTGGATTGTTATCGAGCGGTGTTCCACTCTGACTACCGACCTCACTGTACGGACCCTTAACCTTCACTTCTCCGTCACTCTTAACAGCGAAATAAGCATTGACATCGCGAGCATAGTACGCCGCGTAATCAGTGTCTTCTAGCTGGAAGTTGGTTTGCCTCTCCCATTCATGCCACCAATATTGTAGTGTTTCCTCTTGACTTTCGTGGTAGTATACCACTAGACCGTCAGTGTTGGCACTGATAATCTCCATACCATTACAAGTCAGCATTTCAGCAAGCATCAAAATCGACAATTGACCAGTTAAATTCATCTGAATAGTGTTGCTTGGCGAGTACATGGTTGACCATACGTCGCTAAACTTACCAGAGACACCGTTTAGGAAAATCTTTAACCCTTTATCCTTAGTGAAGTTCTTCGTTCGCTTAGCCTCCACTCTTTGATCTTTGAAGCCTTTATAGACCGTGATGAAGTTTGGTCCCATAGCTATAGGGTAAAGGTTCAAATTGATAATAGCGTTCGGATAATAGCTCGTCACATCGATATCTTTAATTCGATATCCATTTTCAGCTTTGTACGCTTTCCCTTCGTCAATAGAATGCAGTCCGCCGATGCCAAGTTGATAGCGATTACCACCAAGCTTAGCTGGCTCTTTTAAGTCATCTGGTGGGATGATTGTTCCGCTGTCACCGACGATGAAACTAGTGTTTCTAACTCGCTCAAGAAGCGCCTTAAGGTCTGGCGTATGAAACTCCAGAAACGGTTGAACGTTGTACCTATATATAGTACCTGCTGGAATTTCTGGACGACGGATGAACTTGCCGTTTAAGCGTCCAACCTCTTTAGAGATTACCGCTTCGGCCATCTGAGCATCTGATTTGCTCATTAAGTCTAAGCCGTATTCTTCAGATATCGAACGTCTCAAATCAAGACGCTCTTGCATCTTGTCATAGCTGAAGATCAGTTCGGTAACGTCAAGATCGTTACAGTTGTATTCGTCAACTACTTCTTTTTGCCAATCATCTAGCGGTTCGTAATCCGGAAAAGGTAAATCCTGAAGTCGCTTTGAATGAAGGCGAGCGCCATAAAGCTTCAAGCTCGCGCCAAGCGGACAGACTTGAATTAAGTCAATGTGTTGCATTGGCTTCAATTCAAACATTTGAAAGCCGAAGCGTTTAGCTGCGTCTTTTCCTCGCATACCTCCAATCAAACTATCTGAAATCTCTTTGAGAAAATCAGGCTGACTATTTTGATGAAATGCCCACAACATAGGCAAATCGTAAGGTATCGAATTGAAACCTATCGTGCGATAGCTAAACATGAGCCATGACAAAAAGCGTTGGTTGGCTCCTGTTGTGACCTTGATATATTTACCTGTCGCTACGCTCTTGAAGCCAAACATCGCGTAGTTAGGATAAAACTCACCGTCCAATATCAAATCGCTACCGGCGTTCGCCAGTATTTCTGCATCTGTCATATACTCGCGTTCAATGCGCGGACGCCGCTTGTATGGGTTAAGTTTTACACCTTTCCCCGTTACAAGCTTTCCGTCATCGTCTGTCAGCATTTAGTTTTGACTTTTCTTTGCGTCTTTCTTCTCTTTTGTAGAAAGCTTCTTGTGGGTGTCCGCATTCATAGCATATTAAAACTGCATTTGCTAAAATCATATAGCAATTGACACATATCTTACCATTCGCCATTTTACCAAGCCTTCATGATTATTCTACATTTTCTTTAATCAGCTTATGAAGATCGCCAAGCATTCCAAGTTGATCTTGCAAAAGCAAAATGCTGCGCTCCATGCAATCCATGCAAATGATGTAACCTTCGTTGCAAGAAGGAAGGCTTTTACCAAGAGCAATCAATATTTCCTCTTCAACAGACTTGACCCTGTGCATTGATGACAACACACCACCAACATATTGTACGTAGCCGTCTAGCGATTGCTGCATTTCTACCACCATACCAGCTATCAGTTCTTCGTGTTTCTCGTTTTTGATCGAGTGGCACGTTATCTTGAAATTGCTTTCAAGTTCTTTCTTTTTTGAGCTATCAAAGATTAAACCTATAGCTAAATGCTTCTTGTTTGCTTCAAAATGTTCACTCATTGGTCACTTCTTCCCATGATCGCACCACGAATGTTATCCCCATACCAGATTGTCATTTTTCCGTCAAGAGCTAGAAAATCAGCAGACTTAACATAAGGCTTAATCATTTTCAGATTAGCAATCTTCATGATCGGCCCTTTCGGCAACCCTATCACTTCGTAACTCGCTCCTGCGTCGGCGTTCTTATGGCTACGCAAAACACCATCATCAAAATATACATATCCGTCATCACTGAACCTTTCAATAGCTGCTAATCCCTCAAAAAAACCATCAGGTAGTGGTGTTTGTGTAGACTGTTGCCTTAATGGTTTTGTTATGTCTGGCCATTGTGCAGCAAAGAATTGACTTTTAATCCAACTGTCATCTTCATAGTAGAATGTGCAGCTTGATTGACTGTAACCAAACCCTTTTAGCTTCTTAGTGTTCTTTACAAGCGGCGCGATGATCGCCTTCGGAAGCGCAAGCATCGGCGGCAGGTCTATACCGTGCCAAGCCTCGATCATAACGTGCCCGTCAGTCGCGTAGGCCGATCCCTGATTGAGCAAAATCGAAGCTGCGATAAGACGCAGCGGATCAACGTCAGAGAGTGCTGAGACGGCGCGCACGGCTTCCTTAAGCCTGTCATCCACGGTCGCGCAAAGCGGGTCTGGCGACGGAATAGCCATGTCGTAAAGCGACAGGCACGGAATGATTGCACGGAACTTGTCAGACTTAATCGAAAGCCTTTGAGTTTCTAGCTCAGTGAACGATACGTTAGGCCCGCATTTCGATAAAGCTTGAATGAGCATGTCATTGTGTGGGCATACATTTAGATTTTCGCTGATGCGTTCACCAGCGGCGATGACGCCGTTATGCATCATCGCCCAACCATCTTTGAGAACCACATGATGTTCCCATAGACGATCCAGCGTTGTTCCGATTTCTGATAGAACCTTCAGAGAGTTTATAAGCCCACTGCTGAAGGTTTGTTTTTTCGGTCCTTTTACCATACCGAAACTCTACTGCTGTTTGACGCACCTATAGCCTTTGTATAGCTCTTTACGTGTTGTTACATACAAATCTCCAACAGCTTCGCATACAACTTGACGATTGAACTTTTTGGCGTCGTCAAGATGAACCTCTTTGCCAGACTGTGTGATTAAAAACAGAATGAAGATCGCTGTAGTCATTGGTTTTCCTTATTCATTTCGTCACCTGAGGTTGATAGAAGCGCATGAAGGCTCGCCCTATCGCCTCCGGAATCTGCGGGATGACGGCGTTTCCGATGGCTCCAATTCGGTCCATCCGATCGGGAGGCCCATCAAGAACTCGAACTGCTCTGGCGTAATTTCCCGGCCCCCAAAGGCCTCTACAAAGCGTCGGCAACTCGGCCACTTCTGCATCGATGGCGCTACGAAGTTCGCTTTCCGCGTGGGGGTATGCAAAGGCCCACCAACGATCTCTCTGATGGTCTGCCCCGCAATCAGTCCCCGATATACGGCGGTAGTACGTTGCGTAGCCAAGGCTTGAGAGGTTCCAAGCCGCGTTGGCGATCGCCGCTTCTTGGACGTTTTCGGCAATGACGTAGCGTGGTCGGTTGACCCCGACGACACGGAGCATTTCAGGCCAGAAGTCGTGTGCGACCCGTCGCCCTCGAGAAGCGGTGCTGAATGGCTGACAGGGGAAGCCTCCGCACACCAGATCGATTGATGCGATTGATCCGAGATGCCGGATGTCGGTATGGCATGGCGTGTCGGGCCAGTGCTTGGCGAGCACGCGGCGGCAGAAGTCGTTGATTTCACAGAATGCGGCGGTTCGCGCTCCGGCTCGCTCAAGCCCAAGACTGAAGCATCCAATCCCACTGAAGAGGTCGAGGACATTCATGCCGCCTCCAGCAATTGACCGTTAACCAGAGATTGAGATGCTGATCCCGTGACCCATGTGCTTTCGAACATAGTCTTCAAGTCCGCTGTAGTCATTGGTTTTCCTTTCAAAACGGAATTAAGTCAGAGTGAGCTTCGCATGTCTTAGGATTGACGATAAAAGCCACTGGTGGTCTGCCGTAAATCTTACATACTTCATCACCGTGTTTCCAATTATCACAATTCGCGCATGTACGAAAGTATCCCAGATCATCTAGGATTTCGGCAAACTCTCTACCTAGCTTGTCAAGCAGGTCTAAGCGCGTTGGTCTGTTAATACTCACTTCCTAACACCTCCGGATAGTTTCGCCCGTTCACCATCTTATTCATGTGAACACGAATACGTCTTGGTGAACGAAGCTCGCTCACATATTTCAGAGCTTCGTCTGTATTCTTCGGCGGATCGCTAGCATGTCTAACATGCCACCAGTCAACAAACGGTTTTCGATATCGAAAGTTCTCAGGAAAAACAAACTCAATGAACGTCTTCATACCGCAAGCGTATGTTACCTGAATATATGGAGCTTTACCATCCTTTTGTTTGCGAGCGTAAAACACATAAGCGACTTCGTGAGTTTCGATAATCGGAGCTTCGAAACCTTTAATCAGTTCAACTGTACTAGCCTTTTCAACTATCTTAACCTTGAACTCGAAAGGATGCCCACATTCAGTGCATCTAATCGCTTTAATGTGGTGATATGTCCCGCACGCTTCACACAGCTTAGCTGGCACTACACCTGTCTTATCACCTTTCTTGCGCGGTATTACAGGCGCGTTAATCGGACCAAGACGCATCGTATTTACAGCAAAGTCGAGCACCAAGCAATTCTGCTTAGGTCCGTTGGCAATAGCTGACAACCTACCCTCGCGCGTATCAAGATCAAAACCATCAGCATAAATTGGTCTAGTTCCGCGTCCGAGCATTTGCACCCAAAGAGCGGTGCTGATTGTCGGTCTAAACATACCAATCAAATCAATGCCGGGGTGATCGAAACCAGTCGTTAATTTTCCGTAGTTCACAATAGCGCGAAGCTTGTAATTTTTGAACGCGCCTATAGCGTTATCGTTAAATACTTTCTCTTGTTTCGAATGAACAGCGGCGCACTCAATTCCGAGTTGATTGAGCATTTCAGAAATGTGTTCGGCGTGTTCAATACCTGTAGCAAATAGTAACCAAGACCGCCTGTTCTGTCCGTGATGACAAAGCTCTTGTAGACCTTTCCAAGTGATATCTGCTTTATCAACTTCATGTTGAAGCTGACTAGCTATAAACTCTCCACGAGACATACCGACATTAGAAACGTCTAGCTGAACTTCTGTTCGCTTCGGAACCAAAGGCGCGAGATAACCCTCTTCGACCATTCTATTGAAGTTTTCGAACGAGGTTAGATCGTGCGCAATGTCGGTAAACAATCCACCATCAGTTATCAGTCCTTGCCCCATTCGGAACGGAGTAGCTGACATGCCGATGATTTTTAGATAGGGGTTGATCTTTTTTAGTTCATTCAGAAACTTATGATACATGCTTGTATCATCTTGGCTAATTAAGTGAGCCTCGTCTACAAAGCATAAATCGCGATGACCAAAAGCCGATCCCAACTTGTACATCGATTGAATGCCGCCATAAATAACAGGTTGCACAAAATCGCGTTGGCCCACACCAGCACTATTGATACCTGCCGGTGCATTTGGCCATATTGTCATCAGCTTATCGAAGTTCTGTTCTATCAATTCCTTCACATGAGTTACCATTAGAAAGCGTTGGCCCGGATAGTTGACCATTGTACGTCGAATGAACTCTGCTGGTACTAGCGATTTTCCTGTACCTGTCGGCCATGCGAGCACAGGGTTTCCACTATTGGTCATGAAGTATTGCCAAAGCGCCTGTAAACCTTCCTCTTGGTAGTCACGCAGTTTCATCTGTAATATCCAAAAATCACAGGTCCAACTAGAAACATACCATCCGAGTTTGTATGTGCTGGTAGCATCAAACCCTGTCTATTGTGAGAGCTTGGCGGAATAACTTCGTATCGATCAAGGCACGGTCTACCTGTGGGCACAGGGCAAACATCGAAGTCTGTAAGTTCTTTTCCGCATGAACATTTCATAGCGGTGTCCAGCGGTCACAAGCTGTTTTAATAAAACTATCTGGAATAATACCGAAGCGTTCACACTTCCATTTGCCATCGTCAATTGGTGTAGCCATCACACATGACCTACAATTCTTTAGCGGTTTGGCATTCTTATGGCATAAGTCGAGCGCAGGACAATATTTGCATTTGTAGTATGCTGGATTGTCGCTAATTCGCTCTGGTGCTGTTTGAGAACCTATGATCTTTTCGGCTTTAATCTCAAGCAACATTCCTTCGTTGTGATCTAACTTGATAACACTAACTTTAATCTCGTCTGTGTTTTTATTCTCAGGAAAGTAGATCGCATATTCAATCTTCATCTTGAAGCCATAAGAACACATTTGCGAATAATGCTGCGGCTTTGACTTGTGAACACCAACTTCAAGATATTTATCAAATGACTTTTGATTGTGTGTTTTGAACTCCAACAGGAACGGAACACCTTTCATCCAAGGCGTCAGAGCAACACCATCACACGATCCGCCGTAATGTCCCATCACACCGCTAGCACGAAACTGCTTTCCGTTTTCGTCATGTTGAAAGACTTCACAACCAATACCTTTCAAAATCTCGATATATCGATTTTCTTCGCGATGACCGCGCTTGAATAACCGAAGCATTCTACCTGAATGAACTTCGCTATACATCCATCGAAATTTGTACCAAAGCTGCCTTGAGCAGTCGTTGCCAATTTCAGACATACCCAAGTGCTTACGTGGTCCTTCGGTAAGTGTCTCTAGAGAATGCTTGTCAATTGAAGTGTTGATTTCAACTTCTAGCCGCTTTAGATCACTATCGGATAGTTGCATAACTTCGGCGTCCTATTCTAGCTCGTTTAA